CCAGAAACAACAGCTAACTTTGCTTCTATGTACCAATGGACCGAAGACATACACCATCATGCAAACGTGTTCGCAAATGTTTTAAACAATACAATTAAAAACAGATTTGAAGACAACGAAATCAGAAAACTTAATTTCCAGAAAAATTACGTAGATAACTTTTATAACTGGGATTTACGTGCCAATCAGTGGACCGGTTTGTTAACGGGTATACTAGAATCATAATTGATAAGAATCTTCTTGGCTGATTCCTCACTCTCTGATTGTGGCTTTACTTCAAGTTCTGGCACTATATCTTTACCGTCAGCGTCAGGCTTGAATTTCCCTAAAAAGGTGAGTTTTTGTCCTACTAATAGAACGCAAGCGCCACCATCGGGAAACATTTCTGCAAGAGTATAACTTCCTGATTTATTATTCCACATAATAATAAGTTGTGTTTTAGCACTAGTACCAGGTTGTCCCCCTACAGGCGTGTCTTCTCCTTCGCCAGTAGCTATAATAGGTTCACCATACTGCTTAGAGGTCATATCTAGTAATTTGATACCCTGTTTTGTGCAGGTAACCCATTTAGGTAAATTAACTAATTCAATATCTCCCTGTAATTCTTCAGGCAGTGTCTTTGTCTTCGACTCTTCGCCGCTAACAGCGGGACTAAACATTAATAAGGAAAATAATATAAAGCTAAGAAATAGTTCCTTTGCATACTTCATTTTGGTTCCTTTGTGTTTAAGGATCGATAACTATTTAGCTTGACAAGATACTACAATTGTGGTATTATACATAATAGCAAGAGAGAAGGAGAATAACAATGGATGTTATTTTACACACGGCTATGGCAATAAGTTGTATGTACGCAACTTATCTTTGGGGTAAACACCTCACCATTAGGGCAATCTATGACGAAGTAGTTATTTCAACGCTTTGTAATTTAGAGAAGGACGGGTTCCTTAAAACAAAGGTTGATGACGCAGGTGAGACTGTCATAATTGCTCCAAAAACTTGGTCTGAGTAATGGAAGACAGAAAAAGGGATGATGAAGACTTTTTTGGTGTCTATCATCCTTGTCCTGACGAAGCACCCGAACATTGGAAAAGGGCTTATCTCGCTGAACAGGCTCGGCGTAGAGCAAAAGATCCTTGGTTTAAAGCGTATTGGAAAAAAGTGAGAGATCATTTCAAAAGGAAACTTAATTGATGGCCGAAGTCAAAAAGAAGGTTCGCCGTAGACGTAAACCTATGTCAGCTAAACAAAAGGAAGCCGCGGCAAAACGTCTTGCGGAAGCCCGTGAGAAAAAACAAAAAGCTAATCCTCCAGCATATTCTAACGTACACGAAGCGGTGCGTAAACTTCCCGACGACCATCCCTTCTCACGTAAGAATGTGATGGCGTGGATAAAATCCAATAAAGATTTGTTAGCGGGAATACGTGCAGAGGTACGTCAAAAAGCAAAAGGCGCAGAAGCTAGATTTAGTTCCGTTAATGGTTATATTCGGAACATGGAAAAGTATCTACGTGATGGAGATTGGATCGACAATTTCTATGGACCTGATCAAGAAAAGGTGGTTCGTTGGAGATGTGTTGCTATGGCTTATTATCCTGACGGCACGCCTAAACGTGATGTGGGAACCTACTATGATGATCTAATGGAAGTTTACACAAAAGAAATGGCTATGGCTGATGGGATCCTTTCTGAACCCCCAAAAACTGATAAGCCAAAGCGAAAACGCCGCTCAAAAAAGAATAAATAGTAATGAACTCTAAAAGGAGACTCTATGAGTAATGTAATAGCATTTCCTAAGGGTAAGAGAAATTGCCCTCCACAAACAATTGAAGAGATGCAAGGACGACTTGAGGAGAAAAAAATCGATTATGTTAATGACATAGTTGATTACTATGGAACAGAACTTCTTGGTAAAATCAGTCAAGATGGTTTTGAAATAAGCGAAAACAATTTCATGAAAGATTTCGCTTTTACGTTAGAGACATTACGTTCTGGATTAATGCGTTCAGTAGGAATTGAACATCCGTTGCAAGATTCTGTAGATGAAGCTATAAGTTTTACAGAGACAGATGATTTGCCTGAGTATGAAGAATAGGGGTTGACATTATATAGGTTTTGTTCTACTATATAAACTAGAATAAACCTTTGGAACTGAAAGATGATTTTATTAGATTATAATCAGATTTGCATATCCAATTTGATGATGCAATTAAAACATATGCCTCTGAGTGAAGACTTGATTAGGCATATGGTTCTTAACAGTTTGCGCTACAATCGCAAGAAGTTTGGTCCCAAATTTAACGAACTTGTTATATGTTGTGATGACCGTAACTATTGGCGCAAAGATATCTTCCCATACTATAAAGCGCACCGCAAAGGTGACCGTGAAAAGTCTCCTCTTGACTGGAACGTAATCTTTGAAACACTCAACAAAGTGCGCGACGAAATACGAGAAAACTTCCCTTATAAAGTTTTACAGACAGACCGAGCCGAAGCTGATGACATTATCGCTACGCTCTGTCAGAAGTTTGGGCATCTAGGTATAACGAATGGTAATGCAGAACCTATTCTTATCTTATCAGGTGATAAGGACTTTGCACAACTTCAGAAGTATGCTAACGTAGAGCAATATAGCCCTATCACAAAGAAGTGGATACGCATTAATAATCCAGAACGATATCTACGAGAACACATTATGCGTGGTGATCGTGGTGACGGCATACCTAACTTTCTATCTAAAGACAGTTGCTTTGTCAACGGAGAAAGACAGAAGCCTCTGTCAACTAAAAAGCTTGATGTGTGGGCCGCACTAGAACCGTCTGAATTTTGTGACGAAAGAATGTTACGTAATTATAGTCGTAACGAAACGCTTGTTAATTTAGATTGTGTTCCGGAAAATATACAAAATAGTATACATGAACAATTTGATAAATATGAAGAACCCAGCAGAAAGGGGTTGCTTAATTATTTTATTAAGAATAAACTACGAAATCTTACTGAACATATAGGTGAATTTTAATGACAAAAACGTGGTATGAAATCTTGGAATGGTGCTCAAAAGGCAAGAACAAACAAGAAAAAATAAAACGCCTTCATAAGAATAGCGGATCAGAATTAAAACATATTCTTGGATATGCTTATGATCCAGATGTAATATGGCTATTACCAGAAGGCAACCCCCCATATAAACCAGTTCCAAGTAGTGCAGAAATTGAAGGTCAATTTCAAGCCGAGATACGAAGACTATATCTATTTGTAGACGGTCCCTCCGAGACACAACAAAATCTAAAACAGGTTCGTAGAGAAACACTCTTCATAGAATTATTGGAATCAATACATCCAGATGATGCTAAGTTGTTGTGTGCTATGAAAGATAAGAAGCTTCCTTTTAAAGGGCTTACAAAAAAGTTAGTGTCAGACGCATTTCCTAATCTATATTAATTTAAAAGGACACGTAAAATGGGCAAGACATATCGCCGTGGCAAGCGGTATTTTGAGGACGAAAACGAAGACTATAACTACGACAATAGAGTAGCTTATAGAAAAGAGAAGTCTCAAGAGTTGCGAAAAAATAGACCGAAACGTAATCATGAAGATCCAGATTTGAGTGAAGATGAAAACAGCGTTTATAATAGGTAACGGTACTAGCAGAAACCCTATAGATTTAAATTGTCTCAAAGACAAAGGAACAATCTTTGGATGTAACGCTTTGTATCGGGACTTTTCTGATTATGATTTTCTAGTAGCTATTGATGATGATATTATCATTGAAGTGTTTGAAGAAGCTAGGGATGATAGACTAATCATTCCTAAAGAGCATGATCGTTGGGAGTCTAGAGATTATAGCAACAATCGACGCAGGTCTAATGCTGGCATGAACGCTATGCAAGAAGCTATACGTAAAGAGCATGATAAGCTTTATTGTCTAGGCTTTGACTTCATACTAAAGGGTGAACAGTCTACAAGTAATGTATACGAAGACACCAACTGTTACGGCATCGAAACTCATGCAAACGTTGAGGACAATAAATACAGAGTTAGATATCTGAAGTGGTTCATTCAAGACAATCAGGATGTAAGTTTTACTTTTGTTCTTCCTAAAGACGCTCAATATGAAAGCATATCTGGCCCGAAC